TAAAGTGCACATTTTAATGTCTGAGCTTCTAAGTTTCCTCCAGGCGACATTAAATCTTGCTTAAACGATACTGTAATCGCTTGAGATATTGCCATGTTTATTGTCCTCCAGTTAATGTGTTTTCGCCTAATGGACTACCAGGAAACTTATAGTCTGTTCTTCTTCTTCTACGAGCTTCGTTGTTCAATGCAGTCACACTTTCGACATACTTTTGTTTATATATATTATAATCTTCCATGTTTTTTGTAAAGAGATTTGCTTCTGAAAGACAACCATATAAAAGTGCATCTGGAGCATTATCAGTATACCAATTTGTAGTATTTGTATTGGATAATGGATTAATTCTACCTTGATAACCTAATTCCATTACATATGCTTGATCTGGTGTTGGCGCTACATATAGTGTAGTATCATTAAAATTAGCAAAATACCTTGGTTGATCTTTAAGAGAAGAATCAGGCCAATATTCTTGTAAATATTCAATAGGTTTAATTTCTAAAAATTTTCTATCATCACTTACTATAATATTTAAATAATTAATTAACATAGGATCAATATTAGTTGGTAAAGTAATAAATCTATCACCTACTGACATTGATGATGTTACATTTTCATTAAAACCTACTGGATCAATTTCTCTTGAAAGTCTTATTTGAGTATTATCTATAAAAGTATCTAATTGATTAGTAAAATCTGTACCTGTATTTTCAGCCCATGTCTGTATATCAGTTTTTAGACTTGTGTATGTCATTGCCATTTTCTTTTCCTCCTAAGACATCAAATTTAGACCATACGTGACCTGCAAATGGATAAGTTCCATAGTGAGTCAGTGGACTTACGACATCAGCAAAGATTTTACCACCTATCTTTTGCCACATTCTGCAAAAAGCATAATCTTCTGATAAATATCTATTACTTTTTTCATCAATAATACAGTCAAAAAATGCAAAACAGTTATTACTTGAAAATCTTTCATTATTTATAATTTGATCGCTTGTATATTTCAAATTAAAATATGCTTTTTTCATTTTATAAAAAACTTCCTTTTTAATACACATAAATCCTGTTGCTGCGTCTAAAACTTCAGTAAATCCGTTTCTAACTTTTATATTTTTAGGATCAGCAAAATTTAAATTATATCCTAAAGCTCTTTGTTCTAAATTATCTTTATTTTCTTTTACTAAATCAGGAACAGTTTTCCAATCAATAGACTTTCTAGGATATATTCCAGCACAAACATCATGATCAGATTCAATTAATTTTATAGCATTTTCTGCTCTAAATCCAATATCACTATCTATAAATAATAAATGTGTAAATCTATCTGGCTCTTTTTCATCGTGATCTAAAAATTGTGATACAAGTGTATTTCGTGCACGAGTAATTAAACTTTCATTTCCCATAGTATTTAAATGAATTTGAATTCCTTTTGCTGCAGCTTTAGATGTTAAACTTAGAATTCCATGCAAATAACCTTCAGTTAATTGACCGCCATAACAAGGTGTTGCGATCATAACACCATATTTTTTTTCTATATTCATGATATTACTACTGTAACACTTCCTAATGCAGATGATAACAAATTTGTGCT